TTTCCATTTCTAAAACGTACTGGCTATCACCGTTACCTCTTGATGCAGCTGTTGTAGTTGCAAAAGTAACTGTAGTTACATTGCTTCCATCAATATCATCAGCGAAATCAAATATAGCTACCTCGCTTTGAACAGATCCATCAGCTTTAGTTGCGCCTTTTGTAAAACCTGTAAAAGTTAATACGCCAGCACCATCATCAGCTACTGTATTAATCCAGTGAGGAAGATCAGCGTTAATAGCAGTATGGAATGCAGTTGCAATCTCAACGTTAGTGTTAGTTAAAGCAGGGTCTACTGATATTTCGTAGTTTTTAAACTCGAAAGGAGCTGCACCATCAGTTAAGTTAATACATTTTAAACTCATTGTGCCTGCAACTGCAGCATTACCTACAAAAGCTGCAGTAGTTACTTGAGCAGCTTGTGCTACGTGAGATCTACCGCCCCATGCTACTACGTCTCTACCGTAAATCCAAGGAGATACAATGTTTACATCAATACCTGCTGGTCCACCTTGAACTACTCTAATTTGATCAGAGTCTGCTAAAGTATCACCTGGTAACAATGAAGTTGGTCCGTCTGCACTTAATTTTTGGATGTCAATTGCACCGTCAGCTAACAATCCGTTACCGTCATAGGCTACTGCTTGAGCATTTCCAATATACAAATGTCTTGCCATTTTTCTAAAATTTATGCGGCTATGCCGCTATTAATAATTATTCATTCTTTGTAACTTCCCCAAGCGCTGTTTTGTATCGCGGATCAGAGATAGCTTCTAATATACTACTAACTGTCATGCTCACAATCTCTTGATGAGTGTGCTCAGGAAGTTCGCAGTTTACCCCCAAAGGTAAGGATATTTCTTGTGGCTTTCTGATATACGTTATTTTTAACGTATCTATTATAAATATATCACTAGTGTATATATCTATTGACCTACCTCTAAACGTTGTTAGTGGAGAGGTATGTTTAGTTGTATTAAACGGGTCACTCAAAAGCGCAAATATGTCGTCTTGTTGAGAGAATCTGTTTCCCTCTTGTATTCTCGCAGAATATTCTATTGGTTCTCTTCTTTCAGAGTATGTTGTATCCATAACTTGACCTGCTTGTTGTGCCGGTTGTGTAGCTCCATCTATAGGCTCACCTACTGCATGACTAACATTTCCTATAGATAAATCAAAGTTAAACCAGTCATGCTGGTCTGTATCGACTATAACTATAAACTGTCCTGGAAAGTTCAGTGTTTCATACTCTTCCCAATATATATCAAACCCAGGTCCTGGATTATTTAATATATCTTGTTTTGTTGCTTCTATATTTGCAGGATAACTTTCTGGTGTCCATCCTGAACCTAGTAGTGCAGCTGATGGATTCCATATTACAGCAGATGTAGCATCAACTCCTGAAATATCTGCTACCATTTCTATACCTTGAATAAATGCCGTAGAATTTCCAAGTTGATTATTCAATACAAAATTATTTAAGTCTAATGTAAAGAACGATATTTCTGGAGGATTAACTAAATTATAACCTATAGGTCTACAATTATTAATCCAAATCTTAGACATTTGATTTACCAAATACATATAATCGTTTGGTAAATTAAAAGTATCTACAAATATATTTGTCTTTAGTTGCTCCTTAAATGATACAGGAGCTTCGTACTCGCGTACAAGTGTACGTAAGTCGTCTATTCTTTTTTGTGATTCTTCAAATCCTTTTCTGTATAAGTTATTTCTACCATACTTGGTATTAATAAACCTAAACATGTTTTTGTTTAATTCAATATCTATCTCTTCGGATAGCAAACTGTCAGCTTGGAGTGAATTAATCTTATCCACTCCTTGCTGTACAGCTATATGCATTTCAGTTACATTCATTAAGATGCTAGTGTTTTAAGTTTTGCTCTTAAAGTAGTTAATTTACCTGAGTTCTTTTTATCTCTCAAATGTATAACAGTGTCATCTAATGTTTCTCCTAATACCTCATCAATAAAGATAACTTGGTTACCTATCTTTCTTAGTACTCCAGCTGAAACCATTGTTTCAATCTCCGCTTTCATTTCTAAGTGCTTATCTTGAGCTACTTTGATAAACTTCTTAGGTGATTTTTCCTTAATATCATAGAGCAAGTTTTCTACTTGTTCTCTAGTTAATACATCAGGATTAGAATTACCTAATAATCTAAACACTCTTCTCATTTGTTTTTCATCAGTACTTATCTTGATAAATGCCTTATCAGCATCTTTCTTGACTTGAATATCATTGTTACGTAAAATATCCTTTTTAGCTAAATCTTGAATGTAGAAACGTTTTTGTGAACTTGCGTTCATTTCTTCTTCAGTTAATGCTACGTGTGGATGTTTCAATGCAAAATGATATTTGATGAAATCATTAATATCAATAGGTTTACCGTCTTCAGTTTTACCTACTTCTAGTTCTACACCTTCAAAACCTACTGGGATGGTAAACTCAGCCCAAAATTTCTTAGTGTGTCTTGGCCACTCCATGTGAGCGGGATCTACATCTAACATGCCTTCTAAATACTTCTTTTCATCCTGGGGATCAAAAGGTTTTAGTGGTTGTCGGTTTACATATACGCTACTTAGTTTTCTAATAGCGCTAGCGTTAATTTCCTTGGGTAAGTGATTATTAATCTGCTTAGCCCGTAAGTACACTTTCTTACTCATAATATAGTTCTTTTAAAGTTTTAATTAGTGGATGCAAAGAATAACTCCCCAATATCTTAAAATAGAAGAAGCGGGGGCACTAAGCCCCCACGACTTCAACCAAAAACCAATATATAGACTTGCGAATGCACGCCTCTTTTAACTCCCTAAATTAGGAAGCTACACATTGAATATCCAACGAAGTATCAAATCTACGTAAGCAGATACCCGCTGTCTTCAACATGTGTACACTTGCACCATCAACGTCTGATGCTCTAGTATCTGTAGCTGCAAATCCTCTTGGAACTACAGAACCAGCAACGCACCAGCGCATCATCTCACGACCTTTCTTAGAGATCATTGAAAGATTAGCTTGTCCGTCATAGTTAGACTGGTCAACAAATACCATACGGTAAGACTCTAATGAGTAACCAGTAACTGGGTGCTTCTCACGAGCTTGTGCAACTGGACCATGATCAAATAATGGAATCTTAACCACATTGATAACGTGTCCGTCTACGTGCTCATAAGTAGTGAAGTAACCTGTTAAACCTAAGTTACGTCCGCTACCCGTGATAAATCTGTTTTCACCACCTGTCTTAAAGCTGTTAACAGCTCCAGCAAAGTGTGACTTAAGAGCTTCATCAAACTCTCTTGCTCCACCAGTACCAGTAAATAATGTTACTTGCTTCTGGTTAGCATCTGTCATTTGGTAAAATAAATCACCTATGATATTCTTCAACTTAGTTTCAGTCATAGTTGAATAAGTATCAGTGTTTACGATTTGCTCAAATAAACCTGGGCCTACAATTACAGGCTGGCCATTTTCATCTTTCATAAACGTGTTACCGTTTGCATCATAAGTTTTTTGTCCGTACCAGTAGTACATTTCACACTCTTCTTTGAAGTCAAGCATGTGCTGATACTCTTCATAATCCATCCAAAGGTTAGTAGAACCACCACCTTTAGTTGGTAAAGAAAACTCAGCTACATAATCTTTAGCATGTCCTGACATGTGATAAGATTTACGTACTGTAGTAATTTTGTTACGAACTTTACCTGGTGCTTGCCAGTTAGAAGCGTTACCTCTTGAGAAGTCAACTCCTACTGGTGCATATAGTTGAGCCCAAAGATCTCCTGCAGTAAAACCTGAAGTTAATACTGTAGTAGCTGCTGGGTTAACTAATTGTAATGTGTATTCCCATCCAGCTCCACCAACATAAGGTTGTGGTTCTTTCATGATACGAGCTAGTTCACCTTTGTTGTTTACTAACACGTATGGAAATACGAATCGTTTATCAGGGAATATCAACGTAAATGTTGCTCCCCCAATTCCTAAGTTTGCTCCGGCGTTTGTCACAGCCACTGGACGAGTTCTCAATTTATGAGTAGCTACACGATATTCGTACTCTAAACGGTCAATTGATTGAACGTTACCAGCTCCTTCTGTTAAGAAAGATAGTGGGAATCGTTTATCATCTTTACCCGCTAGGTGCGTAATAATCGGAGATAGTTCAGTTGGCTTAGACAATAACGCGTTTGCTAGACTGTTCATGTCTGTCATTTGCGAATCATTATAAAACGTCTTTTGTACGCTAATGTTCGTTCCGGTCATTTGTCCTGGCATAATTATCTAATTTTTATAAAGTTAAGTTGCATTTTAAAATTGCCATTTATATATTAAGATCCAAATCATCTAAGTCTACTTGCTTACTCTTACGTCTTTGACGTCCTCGTGCGCTTTTAACTCTTTCTTCATTTCTAGATATTCTATCTCGTAATGACTTAGCATTTGATGTTCTAGCTTTTGTTTCTACCAATTTTGATAAATCAAAACCTTTGAACATTAAATAATCAATAGCGAGCTTAGTTTCCATCTCTGCTTCAGAGTGATCTAAATCTCGTTGTGTGCGACCATCTCTAGTCACAGGATTTGAGATATAGTCAAAAAACTTTGACTTCTCTCTATTTGGAATAGAAATACCTGCAAAATCATCAGTACTATCGATGGCTTCATACACACCATTCCAAAATTCTTCTTGCTGTTCTTCCATTTGAGCTCTTTGTTGTTTCTGCTGTTCAACCAGTTGACTTCTGGATTGTTCTTGCATCTTACCTAGAGCTGTTCTAGCAGCTTCAGCTTTCTGGTATAATTT